ATTTCTGGAGAAGCTATTCCCACTATGTTATCAGAGATGGGATTATCTTATCTTAAACTAGCAGATGGATCATCTGTAGAAGTTAAAACAAATTATAGCGCCACTATAACTCAAGCCAATAAAGAGAAGGCGTTTAACTGGCTTCGTGAAAACGACCTGGGAGACATCATCAAGAATGAAATGACTGTTTCTTTTGGCCGTAACGAAGATAACAAGGCAGCAGAATATGCTGAACTTGCGAGGGGTCAAGGGTATCAACCGACACAAAAGATGAAAGTTGAGCCCATGACTCTGAAAGCGCTAGTCCGTGAGCGTATTGAGGCGGGGAAACCTGTACCAACGGAAATTTTCAATGTGTTCATTGGAAATAAAACAACAATAAAAAGGAAACAATAAACATGAACAATGTAGCAACGAAGACGAACAGCGGACAATTAGCCACGGTTAATTTTGAAGCTGATCAAGGCCAAGGCGTTGGAAATATAAAGCAGGATGATCTTGCTCTACCATTTCTTAAAGTCTTGGGACAACTATCTCCCGAAGTAAATAAGAGGGACGCTAAATATGTGCAGGGGGCAGAACCTGGCATGATAATCAATACAGTCACAAATGATCTGTATGATGGCGACAAGGGAATAGATGTATTGCCAGTCTTTTACAAAAGACAGTATATCGAATGGCAAGACAGAGGTGAGAGTCAAGGAGCTCCAGTGCATATCTATGACGCTGGTGATGACATACCACAAACTACAAGAGACAAAGGTAATAAAGATAGATTAGCCAATGGCAACTATCTTGAAAATACTGCAAGTCACTTCGTAGTATTACTCGGCAACACTCCAACAACAGCTTTGATTTCTATGAAAGCGACTCAATTAAAAATTAGTCGTAAGTGGAACTCAATGATGATGGGGATAAAGATGCAGGGTAAAAACGGTTTGTTTACTCCGCCAACATATAGCCACATTTATAAGCTAAAAACAGTACAACAGTCTAACGACAAAGGTACTTGGTTTGGCTGGGATGTGTCAAAAGTTGGACCTATCTCTGACAAAGGTATTTACGAGATCGCAAAAAGTTTCTCTAAGAATGTCGCTAAAGGCGCTATTCAAGCGAAACATGGATCTAGTGAGCCCAAATCCGAAGCACCGTTTTAACCAGTTTACTGCTGGTCAGTAAAATAGGGCGGGAGCGGGAGACTTAACCCGCCCTAATAAAGAATATATATTATGAAAAACTTTATAGATTTATTTGAAGGACTTAAACGTGCACATGGATGTACGTATGTCGAAAAAAAGAATGCCGATGGTACTAAGATTAAAGGAAAATCTTTTGTTAAACGAGAACCTGTCACTGAACAACTCTGGACAAATCATTTAAATGGTATTGAACCTAGTCTTGGAATTATTCCAATTGATGAAAATAACAAATGTCGATGGGGATGTATTGATGTTGATAAATATAATTTAGATCACAAAAAAATAATTAACCTAATTAATAACTCTCACTTACCACTAACCATGTGTCGTTCTAAAAGTGGGGGAGCTCATATCTTTTTATTTACAACCGTTCCAGTAGATGCACAACTGATGAGAGATAGGCTGAGTTCTATTAGTGCTTTCTTAGGGTTTGGTAATGCTGAAATTTTTCCAAAACAAGTAGAATTAAAATCCGAAGATGATACAGGAAATTTCCTTAATTTACCATATTTTAATTGTAAAAATACTACAAGATATGCCTTTAACTTTAGGGGAGAAGCTATTACAATATCGCAGTTTTTTTTAGCAGTAAAAAGATTAACACCAGAAGAACTAGAGAAATTAGAATTAAAAAGACCCGACTCAGAATTTAAAGATGGACCACCATGTGTTGAATCTTTAACTCAAAGTAAATTAGATGATGGAAGAGACCGAGTCATCTATCAATATATTCAATATGCAAAACGTAAATGGCCTGAAGAATGGCAAAAACATATTAATGCTTTTAATTATAAATATTTTAGCCCTCCTTTAGAAGACAAAGTTATTCAAGACAAAATTAAATATCATGAAAAAAGAGACCTAGGTTTTAAATGTAATGAAGAACCAATGTGTAATCATTGTGATAAAAAATTATGCATGACTAGAAAATATGGAATTAGAGGACAGTCTTTATTTCCTGATCTAACTGATCTTCAAAAAATTAATTTAGAAGAACCTTATTATTATATCAACGTAGATGGAGAAAGAGTTAAACTTAAAGATACGTCTTATCTCCAAGAACAAAGACTATTTCAACGTGCGGTCATGGAACAAGCAAATAAAGTTCCCCCTACTGTACGTAAGAAAGATTTCAACGACATAGTTAAAATTCTATTTGCTAATGTTGAAATCATTGAGCCTCCAAAGGGATCTTCCAAAGTAGAGCAGCTTCTTGATCATCTTGAAGAGTACTGTACAGATCGTACAGCTACCGGCGCTACTAAGGAAGATATGTTATTTGGATTAGTGTGGACAAATGAAGGGAAACACCATTTTATATTTAGAGAATTTTATAACAAGTATCTTTTAAAAAGAAGATGGACAGAAAAATATGATGAGACTCAATTAATCTTGCGGGATAAATGTGGATGTCAAATTAGTAGAGAAATAATAGGAAAGAAAAGTAAAAGTGTTATGACGATTGAAGAATTTTCAAAACCAGACAATGTCTACCGACCTAAGCAGTTCAAACCTAAGGATGCTTTTTAATGGAAACTAAAGTCTGTTTAGGATGTAAACAAGAGCTCCCTATAAATTCTTTTTATAAAGTTTATAAAAGAAAAAAACGAGGAAGTCGCTCATCTAATAGAATGGGACGATGTAGGGCATGTAAACAATTACAAAAAAGAAGTTATTTAAATTCTAAAGATGGTTATTTAAGATCTGTTTATTATGGAATTAAAACACGCCATCTCTTCAATAAAGACAGACGTATAATAAAACAACATAAATGTTATTTTAGTTACAAAGAATTTGTTAATCATTTTACAAAACACGAAGAGAAGTATGGCATGCATAGTTGTTTGGGTCCAAATCATTTACCTATGACCATGACTGCTAAAGTAGAGGGAAAGCTTGGAAGAGGGACAGGAAGTAATTCAATGTATAAGACAGGTTCTAATATGAGTCCTGATCGCTTAGATAATAGTAAACCTTATACCCTTCAAAATTTAATTTTTGTTCGTACCGATGAGAATACTAGAAAGAATGCAATTACCATAACAGACTGTAGAGAGATACTAAAATTATATCAGCAAAGATTTGTGAAGATGCAAACCATATGAAAACAATTGTATTAGGACCACCAGGAACCGGAAAGACAACAACTCTATTAAATGAGGTTGATAAATATTTAAAGAATACCGATCCTAATCGAATTGGTTATTTTTCATTCACACAAAAAGCTGCGTATGAAGCTAGAGATAGAGCCATGGATAAATTTAATTTATCCGAAGATGATCTTCCTTATTTCAGAACTCTCCACTCTTTAGCTTTTAGGAAATTAGGAATTAAAAAAGAAAACGTTATGCAACGTAGACATTATGATGACCTAGGTAAAAAGATTAATATGCGTATTGATTATAATGAGTATGATGCTGAACAAACAGGATTGTTTACTACGAATAGTGAGTACCTAAGGATTATTCAATTAGCTAAATTAAGAGGAATAACCCCGGAACAACAATATAATTTAAAAGAACACAGCCAAGATTTATCCGTTAGAGATTTAAAAATATTAAGTAATGAACTCCAGGCCTATAAAAAAGAATATGGACTCATTGATTTTAATGACATGATTACTGAGTTTGTTAAATCAGATGTCTCTCCTAAGTTTGATGTTGTCTTTATTGATGAAGCACAAGACTTATCTCGTATGCAATGGGATATGGCTAAATGTATATGGAATAAAACAACCGATAGTTATATTGCCGGTGATGACGACCAGGCTATATTCAGATGGGCTGGTGCAGATGTAGACAGTTTCATTACACAAAAAGGAAAGATACTTAGTTTAACTCAATCATATAGAATACCAAGAGCTGTGCATGATCTAGCGATGGGTTTAGTAGGAAGAATATCAAATCGTTTACATAAAGAATGGAAACCAAGAACTCATGAAGGAATGTTATCTTATTACAATGAGTTTCAAGATATTGATATGAGAAGTGGTAAATGGTTAGTCCTCGCTAGGACTCGATATATGTTAAATGATTTAGAGAATGCTCTCTACTCTCAAGGATTATATTATAAAAACAAATTTAAAAAAGGATATGAAGCAGATTTGTATGAAGCTGTTATGGATTGGGAAGAGTGGCGTAAAGGTTCTACTCTCCCTACAGAACAAATTGTAAGAATTGCATCCTACATGAGTCCAGCTCATTATCAAAAGGAGCAATTACAATACCTTTCTAAAGATAATAGATACACGATGGAAGAATGTAGCAACAAACATGGTCTTATTAATCGATCGGTTTGGTATGAAGCTTTAGATGCCGCCCCTTTAAAAGCGGTAAAGTATATTAGAAAAATGAGAGAGAATAATGAAAAGTTAAATCAGGAACCAAGGATCTTGCTATCTACGATACATGGTGTTAAAGGAGGTGAAGCAGATAATGTTGTTTTACTAACTGACCTGAGCAATAATACTCAAAAAAGTTACGACCGTTATCCCGATGATGAGAATAGACTATTCTATGTCGGGGCAACTAGGACAAAGGACCATCTGCATATTGTAAAACCAAAGGACATTTATAAATCATTTAGAATATGAAAGATTGGATATTAAATTTAATTGAGACCTGGTCTGGGAAACTTAATTCTTGGGCTTGGACGAAACGTTGGGGAAAAAGAGATCCTAACGAATGGATTAAAGGATATCGAGAATGGAAAAAGCAGAAATGACGAATTTCCCATATGACATGCAAATGATGTCTATGTTTATATTCATCACATTGTATCTGCTTTTGCAGATACTTGTATGAGTGCATACGATAAACAAATTGGTGGATCCCACTATAAAAAATTAAAAATTCAACCGAGCGAATTTATTAATAAAAATAAAATTTTATTTGCGGAAGGCAACGCAATCAAGTATATATGTAGACATACTTATAAAGGAGGAAAGCAAGATTTGGAAAAAGCAAAACATTATATCGATATGATTATAGAAAGAGATTATAAAGACAATACAGCTAACCCTTTAGAAAAGAAAAATTATTGGGGAATACTCAAGAGAGGATGTCCTCATAACTAATGCAGATTCCTTTATTCAAACCTCAAACGGAATGGTTACCACCAGAAAATTTTCCTAACTTAGAACAAGCCTGTGAAATTGCTATCGACTTAGAAACAAAAGATCCAAACTTAAATGAAAGAATGGGTTCAGGTTCTGTTGTGGGTGTTGGAGATGTCGTTGGAATATCCCTAGCAACCGCTGACTTCTGTGCTTACTACCCTATCGCTCATGAAGGGGGTGGAAACATGGACCGTAAGATGGTTCTTAAATGGTTACAAGATGTTTTAAATACACCCTCAGATAAAATATTTCACAACGCCATGTATGATGTGTGTTGGTTAAGATCATTAGGTTTAAGTATTAAAGGAAGAATTATTGATACCATGATAGCGACAGCCTGCGTAGATGAAAATAGATTACGTTATGATTTAAATGGATGTGGAAGAGATTATGTCGGAAAAGGAAAAGATGAAAACGCTTTATACGAAGCAGCTAAACAATGGGGAGTCGATCCTAAAGCAGAGATGTATAAACTACCAGCAATGTACGTTGGCGCTTACGCCGAGCGTGACGCCCAACTCACACTGGAGTTGTGGCAAGAATTAAAAAAGCAAATTTTGAATCAAGATATAGAAGCCATCTTTAAAATGGAGATGGAATTATTTCCATGTCTAGTTGATATGAGGTTTCTCGGTGTGCGTGTAAATCAAGAACAAGCAGCGATCGAAAAGAAAACATTAGT